TCATCGCTTTCGTTTTTTCCGGTTTACTGTTTTTTGAAGGTGGTCACTCATTTCGCTTGTAAGGATTTGCGATGCTCTTTCCTGGTTGGCAGCAATTGCTGGCTGCATAAACGGACGCGCAGGCTGATCATCTCTAAAGCGCTCACCTTTTTTTACATTTGCGATTCGCACACGAAACGGTGTGCTTTCGTCATTACTACCTGTTGATCCTGCCGGCCTGCTTTTATTCTTAATGCCGGACGATCCGTACTCAATCATATGAGCAAACCACGGGTCTTTCGTGTCACCATAGCCACGCCAATTGGATTTCACACCAACAAACAACCTGGGGTTGTCTTTTTTGGAAGCACCGCGCGGCTGCCAGATTTTAATCGACTTTGCCACCCTGGATGAATAGCCACCAATGCGCGATCTTGCATCACGTGGAATTGGACGCAACGCCTTTCGCATCACATTTAAAAGGAACTTCTTTTGATCGCGCGTTTCAAATTCCTTTAAAATGGCAATAGCCTCATGCTGTCCTTGTATTTGCATTGGCTGGCTCATGTGTCGCTATCGTTATCTTCTGATTCGTCACTATCATCTGATTCATCCGCCTCCGGCAATCCCGGTGCGTTATCCGCTGACTTGGTGTGAATAATCATCTCATTTTGCCGGCCACGCGGCTCGATGTATTCAACCTCATGCATCATGCCTTCAAACTTGACAACCATCGTAGCATCTAGCCCGGGATAATATCTAACCCTGAAAGCAATGTCTTGAGATGCTACTACTTGTCTTGCGTAGAACCCTTCACGTCCGCCGTGATGATTTACGCTTGCGTATAGCGAAGCGAAATGTGATAGTGTTTGCACCTCTTCGTTATATACATTGCGCGTAGATGTACGCTGATACACTTCTATAATCTTATCGAAATTCATGTAAGCGATATGGGTTCATCAAGTATCTGGCTGTTTGGGAAATTTCTGTTGTCGTTTGACCTTGCACAATATCATCTCTGTGGTCATACATTGTTCTAACCATCATCAGCATGGCATTTATGATTGTTTCCGGAATAGGGTTCGGCACGGTTTCGCCTGAGATGGATACATCTCCATAGCCAGCGGTATATTTTATGTGCAACGTGTTAATGCCCTCTGGCAAATCAAGTGCCTGTTTGAAGACAACCCGCGCCGGCTCTGATACAATGTCAACCTCATATAAGTTCGAGCTAACCACCTCCAGTGTGCCGTCGCTTGTTTTCTTCTTAATCTCCGTCACGCCCTTAACCGGACCCCGCGGCAATCGGATTTGCATTGCAAAAAAACCATCATACATGATCGTGATGGTTTTATTGATAACTGACCGGTTCATATACACCTCAGCGCGCTCGCGGGCAGCCACGATCAGGTCTGTGATTAATGTATCATAATGATCACCGGCCTCCCCAAGAAACTTTTTTGCCTGAGGAAGATCGATCGGTTCGCTGCCGGCTGGTTTAATCATCAGGTTCATGACTGGAGCCTTTCAACAATTTGTGCAGCCAGCTTAGTACCAATGCCTTTTATTTCAACAAGCTGATCAACGCTGGCAATTCCCTTCAACTCATCTAGGGTGTTGAAGCCATTTTCCTTAAGCACCCTGTATCCGGGAAAGTCAGCAGGGAGTTCAGATTGATTGTCAAGCGGGATGGCAAAGCCAAGCTCAAGAAGCTCCTTTGCCATTGCACCGGGAACCGTGTACTCTTTCCCGGCCACATACGCATAACCTATTCCGGCTGCATTCTTTATGCATTTGATTCGTGTCATTTCTTCTCCTTTCTTTTTTAAATAACACCCTGCCCGGCTAAGGGCAGGATGTTCATTCACCAAAAATCAACCATGAAGAAAAAATAACACTATGTGAGCGCGTCTTGCATTGCTGCGAAGCTTTCAGTCCGGAGCACTGCTACATCCCAGTAAGTATTTGCGGCAATCTCCACAACACCTTTCTTTTTCGCTGTGTATGGATCAACAACAAGGTCCATGCCTCCCCAGTTACCAATGATCAAATCGTTGAAATTCCCGAAGATGATAGCAGAACATTTTTCGGTCGCGCTTCCTTTTGTGGTATCAGAAGGCACCAGGTTGGTAACGCCTGCACGGTATCCGTTCAGTGCATCGCCGGCCTCCCACACGTATCCGGGAACACCACTGTCTTTCAGGGTCTGCTTTAGCTTACCCCGAACCTTCGCGTTGGTCAAGTAACCGAGGGATCCCACATCAGCATCTTCAACAGACACTTTCGTTTCCAGGTCTACAATATGCGCAAATGTGGGGTTGGCTCCGTTATCGCCACCTTCAACATCACCGATGCCGGTGGTTTCCAGAATACCTTCCGGAACGTTATTATCTCCTTCGCCGTTAATAGCGGCAAGCTCAACATTTTGGCTGATGCTGCGAAGCAGATCATTGATCAGATAGGCCTCCACATCGGAGGATGCCTGCAACAGAAGCTGGCGGGAGTAACCCAGGATGGATGTCAGCCTATGTGGTGACATTGAGACAACAGAGCTGCCCGGTGTGCTTGAGTCTGCATCAGCAATTTCTGACTTCCACCCGCTGGAAACAGCGGTCATTTTTGGAAAATCAATATTTCCCTGCAAGTTGCCCAGCGTCTGTGCACCGAGCGTGGCAAGAACAAGGCGTGAGCGAAGGGCACCCAACAGTCCTGACTTGATCGTAGGCACAAGATGTCCGCCCTGGTCTCCCGAACCACCTGTTACAGTGTTGGGTGTTGATCGCATTGCAATGTTTGAAAAAATGATATTGGGAATACCAATACCCTCAATTGACTTGCCGGTATTGGCTTCGCGCATCTCTTTGATGGCTTCCTGGTGCATTTCGCCCTCCAGCCCGTCCGGGGTTTTTTCGTCAATTTTGAAACGGATGGCACGAAGAAGATCGTACTTTGAAAGTTCCTTCTGCTCTTTCTCTTCGCTGCTCTGCTTTCCTTTGTTTGCGGCCATGATCAGGCGGCGCTCCTTTTCGGCCTCCAGCTCTTCGAGGTGACGGTTGATCTTGCGAAGATCATCCATGTACTCGTTGTACTTTCCGCGCTCCTCCTCTGTGAAGTTGCGCTTTTCTTTGTCGCAAAGATCCCGCATCTCGGTCATCTGTGCGTCCACATCAGCAAGCTCCTGCTTGGCATCATGGACAGTTTTCAGTTCATCAAGGTTTACACTCATGTTACTTAAAGTTTAGGGTTTATTTCAAGTTCAGTTTTGCCCTGATCTGGTCGTGCTGATCTCTCAGCACCTTATCCTGATCATATTCCGGCACATTCAATTCTTTCCACTGCTCATAAGATCGTTTGGCTACATCCACATTGGTTTGCAGGTATGCAGGAAAGGTCACCGGTGAGACATCATAAAGACGCTTCACTTTTAGTATGGTCCGTATTTCGGCACCTTCTTCATCTTCTTCCCAGTTTTCATCCAGAACAGAAAAGGAGAATGAGGAGTGTTGGATGTCGCCACGCGTTACCATCTCAACCAGATCGTTTCCAGTGGTGGTATTGGGCGCCTCAAACTCATACCTTAGACCGGTATCATCCACTTCAAGCTTAAGTGTTTTAGAAATGGTCCGGGCCAGTACAAGGTTAAAGTCGTGATTGTAAAGCGCAACAACGTCATCTTCCAGGCGACCTTCAAAAGCTGCAGGATCAATCTTTTCTTTGAACCAGCCGATGGTTCGACTCAGTTGATTAAAGACGGCAGCATATCCTGTGATGGTCCTTTTCTCCTCGCCGCTATCATCTTTGCGTATTTCAATATTTACAGGGTTGTCGAAGCACCGAATTTCCCTGAGGTTGTCTTTTCCCTTAGTCATTATCTTGTTCTTTTAATTTTTGAATCGGAGTATAGGCACCCTGGGCAAAGTATGTTTCTCCACCCTCGTAGGATTTTTCATTTTCCAACTCACGAATTTCGTTTGGTGACATAGCACCAATGGAAAACATTGCGCGGTAATAATCACTTCTGGCTTTCGAATCTCCACGAAGCAGGCCGGATATATTAAATTCAGCATAATACTCTTTGCGCTCTTTCGTTCGAAACAGCTTTCTGTTAATTTCAGATTCCCAACGCTTTATCCAGGGCATCAGGGTGAAGGTGACAAATTCCATCCCTTGGTGTTCGATGTTGTTGTGTGTTGCCCGCTCAAGATCCATTAGGAGATGTGGCTGCACACCAAACATGCGGGCGACTTCAGCTACCTGAAACTGCCTGGTCTGCAAAAACTGAGCCTGGTCAGGCGGAATGCCTATCCGTTGATACTTAGCGCCGCCCTCCAATATGGCTGTTTTATGGGAGTTTTCAAGTGAGTGGTATGTAGCATCCCAGCTCTCTCTGAGTCGATCATATGCCTTATCGCTCAGCTCGCCTGGTATTTCCATTACACCATCCATATTTGCGCCACTTCCAAAAAATCGAGCACCAAACTTCTGAGCTGCCATCCCAAGGCCCATGCTTTCACGCATTACCTGAACAGGTGAATAACCCTTCACTCCATCAAAAGACAAGCCCGGTATATGAACCACTTCATCAGCAGATAAACTATGGTGCTGGTTGTCATACCTGATGTTGTAGTGATGTTGTCCAGCTAGGGTTACGATTTCAACTTGACTGGGGTGTACGGGAATCAACTCAACCGGCCTACCACCTTCGCGCTTGATCACTGCATAAGCATTTCCGTACATAAGCAGTACGGCGTTCATTGATTCGCGAAAGTTATAGGAGGTCATAAGGGGTGATGGATCCTGCAGGACACTTGCTACAGCATGTTCAGCAGATTCTTTACGGCTGCCGCGCTCTTTCTTATACACATGAAGAGGCAGGGATGCGATGGCACCGCTAATAATATTCACGGCGCGCCAAACGGCAGTTATGGTAAGAGCTGATTTTTCAGACACCTCAACACTGGAATCCGTTTTCATCGCCCCAACGGCGTTCATAAAACGCTCACCTGGTTTCTCGACCGGTCCGGTTTGAATGTCGCGCCTTTCCCAGACGGGAATGCCTAATATACGAATCTGCCTTTTCATAGCCTATCATTCACAAGCAATGATAAGCTAACTTTTTAATAAATCAAGGGAACAAAGTTCCATTTCGACGCACCAGGTGTGAAAATTGGAACATTGTTCCCCTAAAAACATAAAAAACGCTTGATATAGGAAAAATATCGGACAGTTAGCATTTAAAGCGACTTGATGGCCCGGTTCTTTATCTGGCGAAACGAATCATAGCTGCTGTATCGCCTTCGCTCAAAGATCTCAAGATGCTCCTTCTCTGTTTTCTCGTATGCCTCTGTTTGCGAAGCCCCGCCATTGTTAAGATGAAACAGATAACGGCGGATGAACCCCTTGACTGTACTTAGTAACTTTGCGTGTCTCACATCCATTTTCGTGTCCATGATTTTCGTTGTTGATTTTAATTAGGTAGTCTACGCGCTGTATCTTTCCGCTGTATATGTAGTCTTTTGTTTCAATGATGTTCTGAACCGCCCTGGATGCATAGGAGACTGTTGAATGGTCGCGGCCATAAAGAGCGCCAATGGCTTCACACGAATACTTGGTATATTTCCGCATCATAAACATTGCCACTTGCCGTGCAACGACAACAGTCTCCCGTCTGGTGTTTTCCTTAACCTGATTTGCCGACAAATTAAAAACATCGGCGACAACACGGTTGATTGTTTCCAGATCGGATATATTTTTTTTGGGGGAGTTAAATAAAACCCCAGGAAGTGCATAATAATTCATAGTGTTCTAATTGGTCGTTTACTGTAAATCTCGTTCACATCAGGGCCTTTATCCGCCTGGCATGTCAGGTATTCACCCAGTGACATCACACAGGCCACAGCGCCGTCAACTTTTTCGGAGGACGCATCTTTTGATATTTTAACGTTACCGGCTGGATCTCTTTGGATAGCCACGTTGCTGATATGCCATGTAAGCACCGGATTACCCTGATGATCCATTTCTTTCTTTAAAACTTCTTTTTCGAATTCTTTAGTAGGCGTCGACATGCTGGCATAGCCCTGTCCGATAGGAGACATCTCAACTCCCTCATCAGCCAAATCAATAACCAGCTGTGAGCTGTTCCACCGGTCATATCCAATGCTTTTGATTTTATATTTTTTCCACAGCGCCAGAATGTCAGCCTTAATGTAGTTGTAATCCGTGACGTTGCCGGGTGTTGTTCTGACATAGCCTTCACGGATCCACCTATCGTAGTTAATGCCCTTATTTCTAACGCGCTCTTCTACGTTCATTTCGGGCATCCAGAAATACATCTTGTACACACACCTGCCTTCAGATAATTGAAAGCGAAGGGCCAGTGCTGTTGTATCCCGAACACTTGCAAGGTCGAGCCCGCCATAACACTCAACATCTTCCAGGTCCACATCAAATTGTTGGTCACAGGCATCCCACTTGTCTTTCTCTATCCACACCTCGGCGCTGTCAGTCCAGATGTTGAGGTTTTTGGTGAGGAAATTATAAAGCTGATCGGGATTGTTTTTCGCCTCTTGAAAGGCTTCTTTAAGGAAGCGCTTAGTCACAGATACATCCAGATTTGGATTAGCCTTAATCCAAGTGCTGTCGTCGTTCCAATCATCGTTTTCATCAAGCGTGTGAATGGATGCATACAGATCATCCTGTTGCAGCGTGCCATCCAGAACCTTCATTGCCACATCACGGTAACGATAGCAAGGCACATTGCGATTAAATCCGGCAGTGGTAAGGATTAGCATCAATGGGTTTGTACGTGCACCCATTGCGGATTTCATCACGCCAAACACCATATCATCACGGTGAGCGTGAAACTCATCCAGGATCACGCCGTGTGGATTGAGTCCGTCCAGTGTATTGTGATCAGAGGAAAGCGCTTTGATGGAAGATCCCATCATCTCACAGGTAACTGAATGCTGGAATACTTGGGTGTATTTTTTCAGATCGCCACTTTGCTTGACGATGTTGCGGGTGTCATCCAGACAGATCCGCGCCTGCTCACGCTTGGTTGCAACGGCATATACCTCCGCTCCCGGCTCCTGGTCCATCATCATCAGGTATAAACCCTGTCCTGCCGCAAATGTGGTCTTTCCGTTTTTACGAGCAACGTCAGTATAGGCATACCGAAAGCGCCTGTTGCTGCCTTCAGACTTCCACCCATAGATGCAGTATATGTCGAATGCCTGCCAGGGCGAAAGAATGAACCGTTGACCGGCGAAGTTTCTGCCCTTTGCGTGTTTCATAAAATCAAAAAACCGGAGCACTTTCAGCGCTTCTTTTTCGTCAAAATATAATCCGCGCGAATAGGCGTTGTTAAGGTCTTTCAAGTGACGCTCAACCCGCAGACGGGCATACTTACCGATGACAATCCGCCCAGATGTCACGTCGTTGATGTATTTATTTATGATAGATTTGTAGTTCATCCTATTCCCTTCATAAGCTTTTCAAACTCGCTGAGCTTTTCCTGTTTGCCAGCGGGGGTGACGCGACTCCTGGCGCTGGGTGTAAATCCAAACTCAATCGCTATTGACCTTGCGCGCTCCCAGGCTTGTTGGTTTTGTTGTCGTATCCGCCGATATACTTCAACTGATGATTCAGAAAGTTGTGCGCTGTATGGAATCTTTGCGATTTCTTCGCTTGTTTCAATGTAAGTTGCATATTCAAAGCAATATAAAACAAACATATCAATGTCAAGAGTGCTCATCACGCCCTGGTTAATCAGCTCTTTGCTTTTGGATTTGTAAATCTTGCGCGCCAGCTTACCAAACCACTTTGGCGGTGGTGGCATCTTGCTGATCGCTGTTGCTTCCGGCTTTTCTTTGTTGGTTCGCACAGGTTGATCAGTTCCGCGCATTTTTTTTAATCCTGCTGGTGTTGGCTTTCGTCCCTTCATTTTTCAAAACTGATTATTCCGTCAAAATACTCTTTGTAAAACTCAAATATTTCTTTGTTGATCGTGATGCATCCGTTCTCGGTTCGTGGATTCGTGTTTATGTTTGCGCTTGTTTGGATGCCGAAATGAAACTTCGGACCATATCCAGCAAATATTTTGCTGTGATTTCTAAAAACTGCTATCCTGCCAACATCAGGAGTGATCACACGCTTCAGCTCATCATACTCAACTCTATATGTACCTGGAAATATTTCGCCAACATACATGTCACACTTTTTAATTCTACCGCTCTGGATCCACTCTTCAATTTGTAAAATATCATCATTGGCCATACACCAGGTGCTCATCAAAACATAATCCAATGGCTGTTGCCTGATCACGATTTTTAGATAACTAAGCGCATCAACGTCGCCACCAGTTATGCAGTGATAAATGTCGCCATCTTCAAAGTCCAAGCCAACGGCATCCATCAGTTGGGTTTCACTGAACGCCCTCCTGTAAACTGTTCGCGTATCTCTTTGTGCCAGGGCAACGGTCCGCCTTCGTGTTTTCTTCTCAGGCAGGGACAATAGCTCTGGATCTTTTTCGGCTTCCAGTCCATCAAAACTGAATGTTTTCGTTATAATGTTGTAATCATCCATTTTTCCCAATTTTGCACGCATGTAAATTTGGC